CCATGGGCCGATCAGCAGCTTGGCCGGCGCCTGCGTCTTGATGCTCTCGTACGTGAGCGGTTCACTGCGCTGGAAAAGATCGTGCAGGCCGCCCACCGCGAAGGTCGGCACCTTGATCTTGCCGTCGTTCTCCAGCGGCGAGCGTGTCGCCCAGAACGCGCCGTCGTAGGCCGTGGCCGTGCTGCCCAGCAGCGCCTGGAGCATGGTCGGCAACTGGAAGGTCGTGACGGCAGACACCAGATGCTGCAGAACAGCCGGCAACCCGATGGTCGGGTCCGTCACCAGCGTCGGATCGGTCAGGCTCAGTACCGATACCAAACCGAACCACGCCGGTATGAACGTGAGATTCGTCTGCCCACCCGTGAAGACGATGTCGCGGTAGCCATCGCCAATCGGCACGATCGGGAACGCCGCCTTGACCGCAGGGTGGTTCTGCGCCGCCGTGATGACCGTCGTGATGCCGAGGTATGACACGCCGTAAAGGCCGATCGCGCCGTTGCTCCACGATTGCTGCGTCACCCAGTCGACCACATGGCCGTAGTCGCTTTGTTCGTCGGCGCCAAAGGCATCCCACGCCCCCTGCGACTGACCGGTGCCGCGCACATCCACCACCACCGTCGCATAGCCATGCTGGACGATGTACGGATCGGCCGCGCCCAGCGCTGCACCGATCGATGCTTCGTATTGCGCGTTGCCGCCGTTGTACGACGTCTGCACCAGCACCGTGGGGAACGTGCCCGCAGCGGCCTTGCCCGATGCGTCGGCGGGCAACGTCACATACGCCGCGAGCTTCGTGCCGTCGGGCATGGTGATGTACTGCATGGCCTGCCGCGCGACGCCCGCATACAGAGCGGGCGGGTTGTAGTCGACCCACTTGGCGCCAGCGTTGCTTGTAATGGACGTGCCTGGCTGCGCCGGTGTGGCGCGCGTACCAAGCGTGGTCCAGTTGACTGCGGCGGGCTGCGCCGGTTGTGTTGGCTGCGCGGTGTTTGAGTCTGCGGGGATGCTGTTGGCGACGGCTGAGCTGTCACCGCCGCCGCAGCCCGACAGCGAAAGCGCCGCGCACAGCAGCGCCGACATCAGCATGCGGCCGTGCCGCACGCGTGGGTTGCCCATTTGCATGGGGTGTCTCCTCTTGAATGCTTTTGTTGTGTGGGGGGATGGCCGGCACGCCGAGGGTGGCGGCATGCGGCCGGTCGCTCCCGGTGGGGAAGCGAAGCAAGCGAAGAGGCCGGCGCAGAAGAGGGGTGGGTGACACGACCGACCGCGCGCCGGCGGGCTTGGGCGCACGGATAAAGCACCAAGCATGCCCACGCCACGACACCCGCAGATGGCGCTGTACGGCGGTGTGGCATGTGTTTCGGGGCTCGGAACGCTACCGGCGTTACGTAACGTTCCGCGTAACAAGGGGCCTGCTACAGCCGTTTTCAGATGAGGAATCCGCACCCCACCAATGGAGGGATGCTGCCCGCGAAGCCGCGTCAGCAGGGTGTTTCAAACACATCAAAACGACAATGCGTGCATGCAAAAGCGCGCATTGACCGGCTCAGTGGCGTTGGCATGGACGTTGCATATTTAGGCTGCACGCCCGGCACAGGGCGCCACACGAAGAGCGCAACAACAGCACAGACAGCAAGGGGGCCATCATGAATCGCACCATTCAAGACGTCGAGATTGCCGCTGCCATCGACTCGGACCTGCTCCGCCGCCGCGAGCAGTTTGCCGGTCAGCCCGCCGCCTGGCGGGTCTGGTCAGAAGCCGCGCACGTTGCCACATTGAATGAGCGCGCACGCGCTGCGTTTATCGAGCACGTGGCCAATAGCCGCGGTGCCGATATTGCCCTGCGCCTGTTGCTCAAAGCGCAGTCGATTCGCGATCAGATTACACAGACCCTGCTGACGAGCGAGACGCAAGCAACGCTGCATTGAGTTACGCGAGGGGATGCCGACCGCGCAGACGCGTCGGCGGCGGTGGGATGCAAAAGGCCTTGTCGGGAGACCGGGCCTTTTGTTTGAGCGGACCTTGGCGAGCCCGTACGGTGTGCTACAATCGCGGGCTTCGGAGAGATGGATGAGTGGTTTAAGTCGCACGCCTGGAAAGCGTGTATAGGTTAATAACCTATCGGGGGTTCGAATCCCCCTCTCTCCGCCAGGATTCATTCTCGGCGGTTCTCGCTGACTCCCACACGCTCCCCCAAACGCCGCTAAGACGCGGGTTTCGGGGGTAACAGCGTTCTTGCTGCCTCCCAGGTCGACCCGCACAATCCCACAGTCAATTGTGGGTAGGAACGTGGGTATGGCTTCTTCCAGACAAATGCACCGCCTGAACGCCTTGCGTGTCGCCAAAGAGGTGGCACCCGGGTATCACGCTGACGGCGGTGGTCTGTATCTCCAGATATCGCACAGTGGTTCGCGGTCGTGGATCTTCCGGTACTCGCTCGCCAAGCGCGCGCGGGAAATGGGGTTGGGTCCGCTGTCGTCCACCTCGTTGGCCGAGGCGCGCGCGGCTGCTGCGCACTGCCGCAAGCTGCTGGCCGCCGGCGTCGATCCGATCGCGGATCGCCAGGAGCGTAAGCAGGCTGCGCTGGCCATGCCCGAAGCGCTGCCGTTTCGGCAAGCTGCTGCCGGCTACATCGACGCCCACCGTGGAAGCTGGAAAAACGCCAAGCATGCCCAGCAGTGGGAGAACACCCTCGATACATACGCCTACCCGGTCATGGGTGACGTGGACGTGCGCGATGTCGACACGGCCATGGTGCTGCGTGTGCTGCAACCCATCTGGACCAAGAAGAACGAGACCGCCAGCCGGGTGCGAGGGCGCATTGAGTGCGTGCTCGACGCGGCCAAGGTGCTGGGCAAGCGATCGGGCGAGAACCCGGCGCGCTGGCGTGGCCACCTGGACAAGCTGCTACCCAAGCGTGAGCGCTCAAAGAAGGTGAAACACCACCCGGCGCTGCCCTGGGGCCAGATCCCTGATTTCATGCCACGCCTGGCCGAGCGCAAGGCGCCCGCTGCTCGGGTGCTACAACTGCTGATTCTCACGTGCGTGCGCACCAGTGAAGCGCTGGAGGCCAGGCCGGAAGAGTTTGATTTGGAGCGGCGCATCTGGACCGTGCCGCCCGACCGCATGAAGATGGAGAAAGAGCTGCGCGTGCCGCTCAGTGCGCCGGCCCTGGAGATCGTGCGCGAGGCGTTGAAGACGGCCAGCGACGACTACCTCTTCCCAGGCCAGAAGGCACGCAAGCCGCTTTCCAACATGGCCATGCTCAACATGTTGGACCGCATGGGCTATTCGGATATCACGGTGCACGGGTTTCGCTCGACGTTCCGGGATTGGGTGGCTGAATGCACCGAATACCCCGATTCGCTGGCGGAGATGGCGTTGGCGCACGCCGTGGAGAACAAGGTGGAAGGCGCCTACCGCCGGGGGGACATGTTGGAGCGGCGGCGCAAGATGATGGAAGACTGGGCCCGCTATTGCAGCGGGCAAACGGGCGTGGTGGTGCCGCTCAAGACTGCTGCCGCAGCGTAGAGGGAGCCACGGCAAATGGCTTGCCGGCCTTCTGTGCGAGCCACTTGTTGATGTCTTCCTCCAGCCAGGCGCTGCGGTTGGCCGCGAGCGAGAAAGGCTTGGGAAAATCGCCCTTGGCGATCATGCGGTAGATGGTGGATTTGCCGAGCGAGACTTTGTCGGCGACCTGGTTGATGTTCAGGGCTTTCATGCTGCGGTTCCTGTGTTGCTGTGTTGCTTGGAAGACGGGGACTCAAACACCCAACACTTCACCGTCTCCGGCCGCTTGGGCTGCGTCAGGTATTCACGGTTGAAGTGGGCATTGATCGCGCTGTTGACGGCGCGGATGTCGACAAACTTGCGTTGGCGCGAGGTCTTGAGCACGCGCTTGAGGTCCGCGATCGGGGGCAGCTCGATGCGGCGCTCGCCGGCGACTTGTTCCATGTGCTGCAGGTTGATGGCGATGAGGCCGTCGCCGCGTGCGTGGTTGAGGATCGGGCGGTCGTCGTCGGCCGACTCGATGTACTCGTACACCTCCCAGAACTGCTGTACGTGCTTGTGATCCGCGCTGATCGCCTGCTGTCGCGCTGCGGCCATGCGGCCCAGCTCGTCCAGGGCGGCGGCGTGCTGCTCATCGGTGAGCGGCAGCACGTGGCGCATGCTGTCGACCATGGCCATGATCTGCGCGTGGTTCTTAGCGATACGCACGGTCTTGATGTCGGGGCGGGCCATCAAGGCCTGTTCGTGAACGCCCACCCGGGCGGCGAAGGTCTCCAGCACTTTCGACTCGGCCATGACGGTGGCCAGCAGGAACGCCGACACATCCTCCACGGGAATGCGCTCGAGCGCTTCGGCTGCGGCGCGCGTGGCCAGCGTCTGTGCGGAGCGGTCGCAGTAGATGTGGACGATCCGCTGCAGCACGGCGTCGCTGGCGCTGACTTCGGCGTTTTGGCTGATGACGATGGCGCCACGGAAGGGCGGCTCATACGTTTCGTTGCCGCCGTTCTTCATGCCGCGTGCACGGGTGCTGCGGCCGTTGTAGGCGGTCTTCAGCTCGTCCCAATCGAAGCCGCGTTGCTTGGCGCCCTCGTCGCCGCGGTCGCCCTCGATGAGCACAACGGGCAGGTTGGCCACCTGGGCGAAGTTGCGGGCCCGGGCGGCGAGCGATGACTTGCTCGGGTCGAAGCCTTCGTAGTCACGCCGGCCGCAGAGCTTCCACAGAAACTCAATGAGCGTGGTCTTGCCGGCGCCGGGCTCGCCCACCAGCTCCAGGAACGGGTAGCTCTTGTGCTCCTGGCGGATCTGTTCTGCGAACAGGCTACCGAACCAGAACGCCAGAGCGGCCAGGCCTTTGGCGCCGAAGGCCTGCCAGAGCAACGGCAACCAGGTCGTTTGCATGCCCTGCACGTCGGTGGAGAGTGACAGCGTCGCAGCCTGGCTGATGGTCTTGACCGACAGCTTGCCGATGTCGAAGAAATCTTCATCGTTCAGCCGAAAGAGCTTGCCGCCCTTTACCGCCACGTCGCCGTAGACATAGCAGCCGTGTTCCTTGGTGTAGCCCACAAAGTCGATGGTCTGCACGGTCGGGATGCGGGCGAGCTGGCGCGCGAGATAGCCGTCGAGCTGGTGGCCGCTGCCGGTGTACATGGCGCCAGGCGCAACGCCCAACAGGCGCTTCTTGAACTCGCTGCTGCTGGCGATCTGCGCGCTGGTGAACGTTGCCTTGATGGGCTGGCCATCGTGCGGGAAGGCGATGCGGAAGTAGTACCAGGACTCATCGGTCTGCGGGCTGGCCTGGTAGTAGAGCGCCGTGGGCAGACAGTTGGCGATGGGCTGCACGACCCCGGCGCGCAGCAGGGCTTGCTCGCGTATCTGTTCGTCGTTTTCGCAGATGTTGGCCTCGCGCACGGCCGTCGTTTCGCGCTGGAAGGCGTCGAGCTCCAGCTTGAACCAGTACAGGCGGCTGCGATGCTCGAAGGGGAACTGCGCATCGCCGGTACGGTTGTACATCAGCCGCGCCTTGTCAGACGGCGTGGGCGCGGTGAACAGGTCGCCCAGGTAGCGGTATTCCTTCAGGTCTGTGGCCGACAGGCGGTCGCGCATGTGCAGCTCGTTCCAGTCGAGCTTGGCGCGGCCGGTTTGCTTGGGCAGCGCGGCGGATGCCGACCAGCCGTCCGCTCTGGCGCGTTCGATGTGCTTGAGCGCGTAGCGCCGGCCGGCGGGGTCGTTGTCCAGGGCGAACACCAGGTGCGGGCGCCGGTGGCCGCCGGCGGCGCATTGCTCGGCCAGCGCCGCCAGTGCGGCGGTCGGGTAGTGCGAGCAGGAGAACGTGGCCACGGCGGCCACGTCGTGATGCATCAGGGCGATGGCATCAAAGATGCCCTCCACTAGCCACAGCTCTTTTGGTTGCGCCGGCAGGTTGGGCGGCTGCCACCAAGTGCCCGCGTAGGAGCCGCTGAACGTGGCCTTGCGGTCGCCAAAGCGCTCGGGCTGGTCGATGATGCGTTCCCAGTAGCGGCCTTCGCTCAAGGGGAAGCGGACGGTGGCGCTGCCGATCTTCAGGTCGTGACTGTAGTAGCTCTCTTGCGTGTACCAGCCCGCAACGCGCGCCAGGTCAAAGCCGCGCGCATCGCGCATGTAGGCATCGGCTGCAGCGTTGGGCGCTTCCGGTGTTTTGACGTAGCGGTCGCTCCAGGAAGCGAACAGATCGGGGTACAGCTCTTTGGCGTGGTATTCGGCTGCGCAGTTGTTCAGCCGGTTGCAGCGGACGACCCAGGGCGCGTCTGCAAAGGCCCACAGCGAGCGTTTGCCACAGGAGGGGCACGTGCCTGCCTCCAGCTTGTTCGATCGTTCCTTGAAGCCGTAGTCGTGCACCAGGCGCGACGCAATGGCGGAGGAGAGGTCGAGGTTCATTGCGATCAGGGAAGTGGGTCAGTCGTCAACGTCGCCGGCGGCGCGGCGCTTGAGATCGACAGGAGGGAGCGCAGCGCGCCTGCGCAGGCGCGGCACCAGCGCCGTTGCAGCCGCGATGACGGCCGTGCGCAACAGCGGCTGCATGGCTTCATACGGCGTTGTCAGACACAGGAAGCCGTGCATCCAGCGCACGTCGTCTTCAGTGATGGCGGGCTTATCCATGCCGGGGCCTCTGCACGACGAAGCCCAGCCACACGCCCCGCCCGTAGCAGACGACAAAGAACACCGACGCGGTGAACATGCCCGCCTCGCCAGTCACGTGCGTGAGGTACAGCCACGCCGGCTGGCCTAGCAGGCCGACCAGCGCGCCCCAGCGCTGCGTGTTGGCGCTGTAGTTGAGCAGCGCCACGGAAACGAAAGCCGTGGCCAACATCCAGAGATTGACGAGGGTTAGCATTACGCGACCTCCACCAACACGCCGTAGGCCATCACGCCCGTGGTGACCACGCCTGCGCCGATGCACACCACGGCCAGCCAGAGCAGCACCCGCACGACGTCGTTGAAGCGCTTCGGCGGCACGCGGTAGCCCGTGACGGTGGGGTCGTTCTTGCTGCGCCAGGCGAAGAGCACGCCCACGGCAGCGGCCTGCACAGCGAGCGTGGTGAACATGGCAACGAGCTGCAGTGCGGTCATGCATGCCTCCCGACCAGGCGGGCCGAGCCGGCGCGTGCGGCCAGGCCGAGCGCTTCAGCCGTTTGCATGACGGCCATCAGTGCATCGGTGCTCGATGCAGCGATGGTGTGGAACGACAGCCGACGACCGCCGGCGGCGACACGGACGAGGTAGGTTTTCATGCCCGCCTCCTTACTCAATGCCCTGCAGGCTGTTCTGCCGTGCGACGGGGGCGAGTACGCCGATGGACTGCGCTTGCATGCCCAGCAGCCGGGAAACCTGCTGCAGGTTGGCGTACAGCTCCACCGCCAGGGAAGCCGTGCGGGCATTGGCAAGCTCTTTGACCAGCGAGCCGCGGTAGCGCAGCGCCGCCAGCCGCTGCGGCACCGTCATGCGGCCTGTCACTTGCGGCACGAGGCGGCCTTCCAGCACATCGAGCACCCAGCGGCGGAACGCCTTGGCGCGCTCGGTGCGCGCCAGCATGCCGAGCAGGTAGCAGCCACGCGGGCTGAAGATGCGCACTTGCTGGCGGCCGCCGGCGGTGTCGAGCTCGACAACCTGCGTCATTTCATCGGTGAACTCGTCGACGTTGCGGGCGTAAAGGTCTGCAAGACGGTCGTCGCGGTTGTAGCCCAAGGCACCCGCAACTTGCGGGCCCCTTAGCCAGGGCGTGTTGTGGATGTCGACCACATCAAAGTCGACGTTCTCAAAGGTCAGGACAGCGTTGGTTTGCATACAGGCCTCACAAAAATTGGGCAAAAAGCCGCCCTCCGGCGTGGGGGAGACACGCCGTCGGGCAGGGGAAAAAGGGAGGAAAGAGAGGGGCGGCTACTTGCCGCCGAGCAGATCCAGTTGGCGCTTGTCTTCTGCCACCGGCCGCTTGGTGCTCACAGGCAGATAAGCCAGCGGGTTCGGCTTCATGCTGGGCGCGATGGTGCGCACCTGAGAAATGATGGCCACACAGGTGTAAGCGCAGTGCACGTCTTCACACTGCAGATACGCCTCGCGCGTGAGCAGCGTCACCTCACGGCTGGTGCGGATTTTCAGACGGCCTTTGCAATGGGGGCAGGTCATCAGCATGGGCGGTCCTGTTTGTGGCTTTGTTTTACAGAAGGTGGGTGAGGGACATCCTCGGCCATAGACTCATTGGTTCCTACACCAGATGAACCCTTAACAGAGGAGCCCTCATGGAAATCGTGCCGTTGCTTGCTGCCGTTACCCAATCGATCGACATCGGCAAACGTGCCCTTGCGGCGCGTGACAGCGCCAAAGTCGCTGAAGTGCAAGCGCGTCTGAACACGCAGGCGATCGAACTTACGGAGAAAATTATTCAGCTCCAGCAAGAAAAGGCCGCCCTGGTAGACGCGAAGCGAGCTGCGGAAGCAGACGCCATGGCCCATAAAGAAACGGTGACTGAGCTCACAAAGCGCATGTCCGATCTGGGCAGTTATGAACCGTTCCACACGCCCCTCGGTGGCTTCTGCCTTGCGCAACAGCCTGACGCCGGCGGCACCCCAGCGCCCGTGTACCTTTGTGCAAACTGTGCCGCACGTGGTCAGAAAACGTTCCTGCAGTTTCAGGAAGGCACGCAGTTTTTGAATTGCACCGAAGGTCATGGCCGGATACCGGGCATGGCAGTACCGGATAACCGGCGAATGCAGTTCGAATTCTTCAGCTCTGGCGGCTGAAAACACGCGGTCCATCAGCGCGCGGGACTTCGCACAAGTTTCCAGGGTGTCGGAGACGCGGCGGGAAAGGTGTTTCATTTCCCACCCCCTTGCGGCCGGCCGCACTCACCGTGGCCCTGGCGCGCGCATTCACAGAACATGCCCACCTCGCCCAGCGTGGCAACGGCATCCATGTACTTGCGCGTGACCAGCACATAGCCGCACACGCCAACCAGCGTATCCAGCTTGTCGATCAGCACGCCTTGCTCGCCGCTCAGGAAGCGGCTCATCGCGCCTTTGTCCCAGCCCATGGTGTGCTGCACGTCTTGCCGGGTGGGGCCAGAGAGCTTGCGGCGCAGGGCGTGTTCTATTCGGTGTTGGGTGTGCATGGTTAATCCTCCACAACGGAAGTTGCGTGCCGTTGCGGCACGGCTTGCATAAGCTTGTTGGGGCTCGGCTGGGCCAGCGCGCTGAGGATGAGAACGCGGCCCATGTTGCCGAGGGACCGGCCTTCAGTGGCGGCGCGTGCTTTGAACTTCTGAAGCTCCTCGGGCCGGAGGCGGATATAGACGGGCTTGTCGGTCACGACGCCAATTGGCGCGCGACGTTTCGCGACATTTCCACGGGGCATGGTCGATATACTCGTGAAAGAGAATCTTGCATAGATAATCAGTATGGTGAATAAAAATGCACCGGTCAACGGAGAGTTGTGAATTTATGTTCACTATCGGTCGACGGTTAGCGGAAGAGAGGGACAGGCTTGGGTACTCACAAAAGGCGCTGGCGAGTCGGCTCTTGCGAACGGTTCGCACTCAGATCAAATACGAGCAGGGCTTAACGTTTCCCGATGCGGCATATTTGTTTTTTCTTAATCAGCTCGGCGCGGATATCTATTACATAGTTACCGGAAAACGTAGCGCTAACGAATTGGAGATAAACGAACAAGCCGTGCTGAAGGCGTTTCGCGCGATGTCGCAAGACGGGCAAGATGGGATCCTGCGTATGTTGGTGGGCGCTGATGATTTTGATTCGCTAGCGGCGTTCGTCGGCAGTCCGCGGCAAGGGGAAGATGGTGGCAGTGCCGGGACCGTCTCGAACATTTCCGGTAAAGCTCAGGTCATTGTTGGCGGATCGAACAACGTGCAAGTGGGCGCCGTACGGAAGCCGGCCAAGAGAAAGGCAAAGCGGGATGGCGAATAGCCCGAGCAGTGAGAACCAGCCTCAACAAGCTGACCCTGCCGCGTTGGACATGGCCCTCGACCAAGACTTGAACGCATGCGGGATCGTTGACGCGGAAGTATTCGACTTGCTGGACCTAGCGTACTGGTACGACTCTGCCGCAACGGTCGGATGGGTTGAGCAAAGGTTGCGCGTGCTCGCTGCGCGACTTGATCGCGGTGAAGGGCTGTCGTTGCTCGACCCGAGCACCGGCCGCCAAGTCGATGTGACGGGACGGGCGGAGCTCAAGCAATGGGTGGAGATGCATTTCCCGGTTCTAGGGGAAAAGGTCCGCCCGGAGTAGTGCCCGCAAGCGCGGGAGCGGTAAGGCAGCCGGATGGGCTGCCGGTGTAGAACAAGTAGAAAGACAACAAGGGGCGAGTATGCAAAGGGCACCGCGTTACCAGGTGAAAGCCGCAGTGCTATGCCTTGGGCTTATCGTCAGCTTCTGCGTGTCGATGGCGCAAGGTCGAACACGAGCTTGCGCGAAAGACGAGGCGCAGAAGGCGGAAGTCTCGGCCGCAATGGCGACGTCATGGCAGCAGTTGCACCGCCAGTTTGGGTTGTATGGCCACTGCGACGACGGAGCCATAGCGGAAGGGTTCAGCGACTCGGTTACTCGCCTGCTGGCTGACCGCTGGGAGACCGTGCAGGACGTCTTGCCGATGATCGCGTCCGATCCGGCATTCCGCCGATTCATTGTGCGACATGTTGACGAAACTGTGCCGACTGATCGCCTGCAGAAGGTTGCGCGGAATGCGAGCGAACGATGCCCGCGAAGTTTGAAAGGCTTTTGTGCGGATGTCCGTGCAGCGGCGGGGAACTGAGCATGACCGCGGGTGACCGCCTCCCGTTGTTGAGGCCCACAAGTAGAGACATCGATTGGAGCGCGCCATGGAAGAGCTAATTGAGAGATGGCATGCCTTCGCAGGCCAAAGCAAGGAAGCGATTGCCGGTCAGTTCAACGACGCGAACCAGACGCTGCTGCGGGAGGTGGTCACCACATGCTTAGTGGATACAACCTTAGACGACAAGGTCTTTGCCTCTGCCGATGAGTTTGCCCAATGCGTGCTCGATCTCCGAAAAAACGAAAAAGCATGGTCGCGGGCGCTCGGTGAACTGCTGCTGAAAACCCACGAGCAGTTTGACGCGGGGTTTGCCGACGAAGCGAAGGAAAGTTTGCGACGATTCCACGGTGATTGCCCTTGGCGGCTTTTTGCCGAGATCGCCGATACGCAGGTACACAACTTCGGCGGGTGATCGGCTTTCTGTTCCACCGCACAAATATGAAATGGACCCCCGCCCCGCAAGGCGATAACCCTGCGCCTCAGTGGCTTAAGACAGCCGTCACACTTGCCTACCGTGCCTCCGTGGTGCTCTTGGCCCTCCCTGCGCTGCTATTCCTCCTGAAGCAACTCTTCCGACTGCCTATTGAACTGGAGCCGCTTTGGTTGCTTAAGTTCTACGTGCTGGATTGCGGAGTCATGGCGGTTTCACACGCATGGCGAATTTGGCTGTTGCGGTTGCCTGTCCCGATCCGATTCTCGGCGCCCGTGCCGTATGGTTACCCGGGGTGGCGGACCATTCTTCAATCGCAACTTGTTTCAGGGTGCCTATTTCTCGCGGTTGGTGGAGGCCTTCTCTTTTTATGATTTCGATCCTTCACACGGTGTTCTGACTGTCGTCAATCGCCATTGCGCGCTGGGGTTAGGCCTCGGCCCGACGAGCGTTCTGATTCGATTCCAATAGAGCAGTAGCCACGCGGGGGGCGCGGCATACAGCCTTTTTATCAATCCACACAGACGGGAAGGTAGAAAGGAGCAGTAATGAAAGTAGTGAAGTGGCTGTTTGGTCTTGCGTTTGTCGCCATCGTCATCGGCGTGCTGAGTGACCTGACTGATCCGAAACCGAAGTTAGGGAGCGCGTCCACAGCGGGCAGCGCGATAGAGAGCGCAGAAGCGGCCGAGCCACCCTTGCCAGTCAAGGCGGATGCGCTGTTTCGCGCGTACGACGACAACGAGGTGGCCGCAGATCAAAAGTACAAGGGCAAGAGCCTACTGGTGACCGGAACGGTGCAGAGCATCGACAAGGACTTCACCGACAGCATTGTTGTGAAGCTCGCGTCTGGCAATCCGTTCATGGCGGTGCATGCGTATCTCGACGATCAGCATGCGGCGATGGCGGCTTCGCTGAAGAAGGGGCGAAGGTTGCTTGGGTGTGCCAAGGGGATGGGCGGATTGTCGGTAGCCCGATGTTGA